CGAAGCAGTTGGGGCCGTGTGTCTCTCGGATCTTCCGGAAGATCATATTTCCAACCAGTTTATTCAAAATCGAAAAATACCTCTGGCCAGCACGAGGGGATTATATTACATAGACGATGAAGAAAAGTTAGAAGGATTATCTCCTAAATACAAGGATAGAATTATAGGGCATAACAGTAGAATACTTTTACCTTTCTGCGACCAAGACGGAAATATGACCGGGTTGACAGGAAGAATACTAGACAACAATAAAGGGCTCAGGTATCTTGCATTGAAGTTTAATGCAGACGATGATCCCTTAATATTTGGATTGGAAAAGTGGAATGGAAGAAGACATACATATGTGGTTGAAGGACCCATCGATTCACTCTTTATTGACAATTGCCTCGCTGTCGGGGGTGCTGATTTTGGGTATCTTGGTGTCTTGGTCGATAAAGCTACAACAACTATTATATTCGATAATGAGCCGAGAAATAAAGAGATTGTTAACCGCATGGAGAAGATAATTTCTGATGGATGGAATATTTGTATATGGCCAGAAAAAAATACAGAAAAAGATATTAACGACATGGTGATTGCAGGACGGACTCCAGAAGAAATCCGAGGCGTGATAAATAGGAACAGCTTTACTGGATTGAAAGCCAAGTTTAAAATGAATGGATGGAAGAAATGTTGAATGATATGAATGTCGAATTGATTGACCATATGGGTTCTGATTTGACTGTCGTAAATGCGGCTCGCGTGAGCTTCAATAAAAACACAAGAGAGTTCAAGAAGGGAGATGCCAATCTAATAAAGTTTCTTGCCGAACATAATCATTGGACTCCCTTTGGGCATTGTACGGCACAGTTCCGAATCAAGGCACCTATATTTGTTGCGCGGCAATTGGTAAAGCATCAAATCGGCTTGACATGGAATGAAGTGTCCCGTAGATATGTGGATGACGAGCCTGAGTTTTTCATGCCGGAGGCATGGAGAGCAAATCCAGAAAACAAGAAGCAGGGTTCCTCTGAAACCGAAACGGTGGAGTGGTTGTTGGTGAACGAAAAGACTCCATCGTTTGCAGTCGAGCAATATTACAAAAGATCGCTGGGGCTATATAATGAACTACTTAATGCAGGAGTCTGTGCCGAACAAGCAAGAATGGTATTGCCATTGAGCATGATGACAGAATGGTATTGGACGGGGAGCCTATATGCATTCGCAAGAGTGTGTAATCTTCGGTGTGCAAAAGACACGCAAAAAGAAACCAGATATATAGCAGACAAAATTAGCAAACTAATTAAACCACATTTTCCAGAAAGCTGGAAACATCTTATTACTAAGGAGGATAGAGGGTGACAACAACAGAAGCCTCGCTACCGAAGATTAAATACAACACATTACCGACGACTTATCAACAATACATTCACCTATCTAGGTATGCACGATGGCTTCCTGAAGAAAATAGGAGAGAGACTTGGAATGAAACGGTGACCCGATATTTTGATTTTTTTGATTGGCATCTTAAAGAATATACAAAAGGTAAACTAACAAAAGCTGACCGAGAGATTCTTGAGAGTGCAGTCCTAAACCTAGAAGTAATGCCGTCGATGCGTTGCCTTATGACAGCCGGGCCGGCTCTAGCTCGGGAAAATATTGCAGGGTATAATTGCTCATATGTTGCGGTTGACAACCCTAGAGCATTCGATGAAATTTTATATGTCCTAATGAACGGGACTGGAGTGGGGTTTACAGTAGAGAGGCAAGATGTTACTCAATTGCCTGTGATTAGTGAGGAGTTTAATCATACTGATACGTCGATTGTAGTTCCAGACAGTAAATTAGGTTGGGCAAAGGCTTTGCGTGAATTGATTGCCATGTTATATGTCGGGCAGATTCCATCATGGGACCTTTCCCGCATTCGACCAGCAGGAGCGCCGTTGAAAACATTTGGAGGAAGAGCTTCAGGGCCAGGACCTTTAGATGAGTTGTTTAATTTTTGTGTAGATAGATTCACTCGGGCCTCTGGTAGAAAATTGACTTCGTTAGAATGCCATGATTTGGTATGCAAGATTGCAGAAGTTGTCGTGGTCGGCGGGGTTCGACGCTCTGCTCTTCTTTCGCTTTCTAATCTTTCCGATGAACGAATGCGCCATGCAAAGAGTGGTCAATGGCAAGGTACTGAGGGGCAGCGGGCCCTTTCTAATAATTCAGCCTGCTATACAGAGAAGCCTGATATTGGTATCTTTATGGCAGAGTGGTTATCGCTATATGAAAGCAAGAGCGGAGAACGAGGAATATTCTCTCGCGTGGCTAGTCAGAAACAAGCCATGCTTTCTGGCCGGCGCGATCCTGATTTTGAGTTTGGGACCAATCCATGCTCAGAGATTATTCTTCGCCCCAGGGAATTTTGTAATTTATCTGAAGTTGTTGTTCGCGAGAAAGATAGCATGAACACCCTCAAAGAAAAGGTGAAGTTAGCCACTATTCTAGGCACCATGCAGGCCACGTTGACAAATTTTAGATATATAACTAGTGCATGGGCAAAGAATTGTGAGGAGGAAAGGTTGCTTGGTGTTAGTCTGACAGGAATCATGGACAATGTATTGACGAATGGAAAACAATCTGGACTTCCACATAGACTTGGAGAGCTTAAACAAATTGCCATCGACACCAATAAAGAATGGGCCAAAAAGTTTGGGATTAATCAGGCCGCTGCAATCACTTGTGTCAAGCCTTCGGGAACTGTTTCTCAGCTTGTGGACTCTGCTTCTGGTATACATTGTAGGCATAACCCTTATTATATTCGCTCTGTGCGCGCTGACAAAAAGGATCCTCTTGCCAAGATGATGGTGGCTGAAGGATTTCCGGTCGAGGATGATGTGATGAAGCCCGACCATAGCTATGTGTTTTCTTTCCCAATTAAAACATCACAGAAATCAATCTTTAGAAATGACATGACTGCAATTGAGCAGTTAGAACATTGGCTCACATACCAAAGACATTGGTGCGAGCATAAACCTTCCTGTACAGTTTCGGTAAAAGAAGAAGAATGGTTTGAGGTTGGGTCTTGGGTGTACAAGCATTTCGATGAAATGAGCGGGGTATCTTTTTTACCTTTTACCGATCATATATATAAACAAGCACCCTATATAGATTGTAGTGAAAAAGACTACAAAGACTTTTTAGAGAAGATGCCCAATCAGGTAGAATGGATCAAATTAATGGAATATGAAAATTCTGACCAGACAATAGCTTCGCAGGAATTGGCGTGTAGTGCGGGGACTGGATGTGAAGTTTGATATAGAAGAAACTGACATACCAGACGAGGAATTGTTTGCTGAAATATTAGAATGCCGAGGATGCGAAGCTCGCTATAGTATTATATTAGGTGAAGATTATTTACACGAAGAGGCTTGCTATTGCCCCTTTTGTGGAGAGTATATTATAACAGGAGATGCTTATTAATATGATAGTTGCTGGCATTGATTATTCATTATCATGCCCAGCCATCTGTGTATATGATTCTAGTGAAGGGAAGTTTAATTTCAAGAATTCCCATTTCTATTTTCGTTCTAATTTGGCTAGGTTTGAACTGTTCAAAGAAGGAAATATCTGTGGCGAAAATCACAAGTCATACAATTGTGACATGGATCGATATGATGATATTAGCGATTGGGCATTATCTATATTGGTTGATAAGGGTGTTAAGAAAGTATTTTTAGAAGGCTATTCATATGGCTCAACAGGCAGAGTTTTTCACATTGCCGAAAATACTGGAGTTCTTAAATACAATCTATGGGATGCAAAAATCCCTGTCGAGATCATTCCCCCTACTACAATAAAGAAGTTTGCAACAGGAAAAGGAAATGCAAACAAACAGAAGATGTATGAATCTTTTGTAGAGGAGAATCCTTCTTCGGATATTCGTTCTCTTCTTACTCCCCGATCAAGTAATGTTATCAGCCCAGTCAATGATATAGTAGATGCATACTTTATAACTAAGTATGGGCTTTCTATGCATTAGGCTATTCTTAACGGCTACACCTTATGTATCCTTTGGGAACCAGTTTTATTCAATAAAAATGAAATATGATGAAAATAATATTTTGATGACCCGTAGCTCAGGGGTTAGAGCATCCGTCTTATATGCGGAATGTCGTCGGTTCAAATCCGACCGGGTCTACCAGTGAAAGAGAGAGAATCCGAAAAGCCCTTTAAAATCAAGCACTTAGGGGATTCTCTGGAAATGAGGGAATATGTTGGGCTGAAAATAACCGAAAACCCCTTTAAAATCAAGCACTTAGGGGAGAACTATTTTTCAGAAGCCCTTGACAGGGCGACGGATCTGTGGTACCATATATATATGGACTTGATAATGACGCTGCGCGGAAAGACCAGACACGGTAAGAACCGAGTCTCCCAACACGGCCCTCGGTGGCGCGTGGTTCGGGAAGAGGATTCGGTTCTCTGTCTGGACGGCAAGCCCGGAAAATGGGTTGTGTCGATTGATTGCGCCTGCTCTACTTGTGAAAAGTGGGGGCAGGATGGACGATGGATCCAAGACCAGAATGATCCGAACTTTGAAATTTTGGGGAGTGAGTAAATAATGTCGGCACAAGGAAAAATGACCTTTGATCTGAAATTGGCTTTGGTTTACACCTCTGCTATCATCCGTAACGTCGGTTACGTTTCCAAGAAGCGGGCTATGGAGCTTGATAAGTCGCCCACTTCTCATACTTTGGCGCGCTGGCTCAAGGCCAATCCTGATGAGGTTGCTGTGCAGGTGAAGGACGAGGACACGATCCAGGCGGACAAGGCCTTGGCGTGGTTGGGTAAACTTTCTCCGATGAATGAGTTTTATCAGTCCCTCAAGAATCTTACTTCCGGTGGTTATGGGAGCAAGGCTTCTCCTGGGGAAATCACCAAGTCGGACTTCGGCTTTGTGGCTTGTGTTTTTGAAACCATGGCGCGTGAGGAATTCAAGAAGAAGGCCCGCGAGGTGGCCGAGACTCAGGGCGATCTCTCCAAGGATTACATTGGGGAAATCAAGAAGCGAGGCGACTTTTTCGTCAAGCTCCTGAAGGTGAATTATAACCACAACCTTGGATGCCACATTTATAATGTGAAGGATCGAAAGGGAAACCTGGGGCTTTTCTTTTCGAGTGATTCACCTGGGGATTTGGGGTTGAACGTGGAAGATTGCTTCTTGGCTCGGATGACGCCGAAGCGACATAGCGTTTCCAATTATCATGGTGGTAAGGAAACTGTCTTCAACCGAGTGAAGGTTTTACAGAACGTCGGAAGCCCTTCATAATATTATTTTCGGGGCATGGCGCAGTCTGGTAGCGCATCTGCTTTGGGAGCAGAGGGTCGCAGGTTCAAATCCTGCTGCCCCGACCATTTCTTGAAGAAAGGATATAAC